CCCATCGAACCGAAAACACTTTGTCTTTTCTCATCTCATGTTCTCCTCGGTTTGTTGTGCTCACAAGTTTTGACCGGGCACCAGCCGCACAGCGGTGTCGGTTTGGGGTTCCACACCCCAGTCTCATGCGCTTGTTCGATGCGGGCAACGCGCTCCCGATAGTCCCACCAATACTCCTCGGCCTCGCCGACCATGTAACTGCCCTTGGCGATGTCGTTCTTGACCACAAAGAGCAGTGCGCCCGACACCCGCCTGATGTGTGGGAAGTGCACGAACACCATGAGCGCCATGAGTTTTAACTGCTCACGATCAGGGTACTTGTTGTTGCCCGACTTATAGTCGACCACCCGAGCGGTCAAGTTGTCATCGTCAATGATCAGCAAGTCAGCGATCCCACGCACCCAGACATCCTTGTCCATGAACCCGCAGGGCTTCAAGTCCTTGGTCACGCCCATCTTGTACTCGCACAGTTTGCGACCGGGTTTGGCTTTGAGAACGTCAAGGGTGTCACGCAAAAATTCAAACTGCGGGGGCAGATCAGTCCCATCCTTGATGTACAACTCAGCCGCCTCGTGCAGTTGCGTGCCGTAGATCGTGGCTTCGGTCTCGGTGAACGGGTAGTTCTTGAGCACCTTCACCTCGTGGTAACGGCGGGGGCACCCCTCATAATCTTTGAGCGATGAGTGTGACCAAGTCACGGTTTTCATTAGAACCTCGCAGTCTGGATGGCTTTGGCAAGCCGGTTGGAAAACTCTTCGACGAACGACTCGCGGTTGTTGAGTTGGTGCTCGCCCATGTCGTGCAGTATGGCATGGGTCAACTCGTGCCAGAAGGTTTCCTCCAGTGCCGACAAGCGAAACGGCACACCATGGTGGGTGCGCTTGGCCAACTCGATGGTGCGCTTGTCATAGTGCACACGCCCCATCTCGCTCTTGTTTCGCATGGCCTCGACCACCTCCACGCTGTACCATCGGGTGCCAACCCGTATCTTCTTTGGCAAGTTAATCTGCTTTTGTTTTGGCATTTCCTTCTCCTTTCAATTTTTGGCCAAGCCGTAGCGCAGGTGAGCGCCGACTTCTGAGTTCAGCGGTATCCCCGGCAAGTACTTTGGCTCTTTGACCATCTGCTCCCATACCCATTCTTTGGCTTCTTCAACCTCGTCGTCAGGGACGACTGCAATCAACTCGTCGTGAACTGTTCCAGCCACGAAATAACGCTTGGCAACTCTGAGCATCCCATCCGTCATCACAATGCGGGCTACGCCCTGAACGATGTTGTTGGTGATCTTGCCAGCATAGAGTTTGGTTGGCGTTTCGCCCTCGTTGCCGTAGACCCACCCGTCCTTTGTTTTGCGCAGATTGGGGTACCTGATCGACATGCCATTAGGCAATACGATCTCCTCCTTTTTGAAGGTGATACATTTATACACCATCTCTTCGCCACCTGCAAGGGAGTTCTCCAGCGCCCGCCCGCACATGTCCCAGAACGACACCACGGGGTGCGAAGTCATGCGGTAAATATCTATGATCTTCTTGGCGGCGATAGCGTGGATCAATAGTTCCCGATCGGTGCAGGTGTGGGGGATGGCTTCAAGTTTCTTTACATTCTCGTCCCATGACAGGAAGCGGTCGATGTAGTCTGGGGTCACGCCCAACTTCTTAGCAAAGTCTTTCGTGTAAAGAACCGGTGGTGCTCCAAGGAAACCCACCAACAACTGGGCGGCAAAGGACGCCCAACCCAGCCCGTAGCCACACCCGAGCAAAGCCGACTTGGCCGATTGGCGAAGGTCTGGATGGGTCTCTTTCGTGAGGCCGGGGATGTTAAACATCTGCGCACCGAACGCCGCGTAAGCGTCAGCGCCAGACCGGAAGATGTCGAGGAGGTCTTCGTAATCCGCAAACCACGCGAGAACTCGCGGTTCAATCTGCGATAGATCGCCCACGACGAGTTGATGCCCATCGGGAGCCATAATTGCTTTGCGTAAGAATGACCCTCGCTTGAGGTTTTGCATGTTGATGGCTGACCCTTTGGCCGCAGACCAGCGGCCCGATTTAGCCCCATAATAACTGAGCGGAACCGGAAGCGGCCCGCGCTCCGATATGTCCAAGAACCGTTGGGCCCGGGTTCTCTCAGTTGTGGACTTAACTTTAAGGCGTGCTTCACAAAGGAGGGCAACGTCTTCTCGCTCGCCGTTGAGCAACGCTTGGAAAAGTGCGTCATTTTTTGCCAATGCAAGCGTTTGTTTGCCTGTTGTCTTGCTGGTTTTGTACGGGGGACTAACCCCCATGCCGCGAAGTATGTCTGCAAATTGCTGATTCGACGCCAACGAAGCCTCGTCCACGCCGAGTTTCTTGAGTAGCCCATCTCTCTTTGTCCTTTCATCGCTCAGTGCAACAATCAACATCTCTTGGTCCAACTCCAAACAGGCGTTGGTGTACATCTTCAGGGTCATGTCGATCAGGCGCAACTCAGAAGCCGGGTACCCTTTGGCAAGCCGTTCAAAAACCTGTTCGCATAACCAGACGTCGTGCTTGCAGTAGTCCGCAAGTTCCGCCTCCATCTCTGGCGTGAGTTCAGTGACCCCATCGGTGGAGTACACGGCTTTACCTTTGGGCGGGAGGCCAAAGTCTTCGGCCAGTTTGGCAAGGCTGTTGCCGACCTCGACCCCACGTAGGGCACGCGCCATGGAGAGCGAGTCGAAGATGAAGCAGGGCTTGACCCCGTATCGCCATGACAGTATGGACACGTCGAACTGAGCGTTGTGGGCAAGTACAGCGGTGGTGTTCCAGTCATAGGTACCCAAGACCCGGGGGAGGTCATCGCCGTTGTACCACTGGGCAACAGGTGCATCTGGGTTGCCGTACTCATGGATGACTGCGCCAAAGGCTTTGAATCGTTCGTCACGGATGTACTCCTCAGTGGTCATTTTCGAGAGCGTGTAGTCTGACCTGTCCCACCGAGTCTCGAAGTCGATGCACAGGATTTTCTTGTATGGTCGGCTCATGCGTGGCCTCGCTTCTTGAGTTGCTCGACCATGCACTCGGCAATCTCGAACGCCTCTTCAGCAACCAACTCGCCCCATGTGTACTTGCCGCCCTCTTCTTTGCCGAGGCCGACTTCGGACAAGACGCCGCAGTAGAAGGTGTTGCTGAACAAATCTCCATCACGGGTGTCCCCCTCCCCATCCTGTGACGCCTCCGTCACGGCTCTGGCCTGAATCATGGCCTGCATGGCGGCGATGGCCGCTTGTTTCAAAAAGTCAATGTCGCTCATTTGCTTTCTCCTTGTGGTTAGTTAAACATTTCTTTGGGTGGCATGTCTCTTGTGTTTAGGTAGCCGAAAAAATCGTTGGTTGCCACCAGCAATCTTGCCGCCTCCATGCTGTCGCAGTTCATGGTGATCACATTGTCGATGCTCTCGCCAGTACCGAGGATGACCACGGCACAGTCGTTGCTGTCTTTGTCGTAACACCGAACGAACTCATAGATCAGGGAGCGCAGGTGCGCCCGTTGGTTGTCGCTCATGGCCGTGACCCTGCGCTCAATCTCACGCTCCATGTCTTTAATATCTTCTACTTCGTCCATGCCAGTACCTCCTTCAAATCAACTAAATTATTCTCGTTAATCACCAAGGCGATGCCGCCCTTGGCGCGTATCTTTTGCAAGTGGCTCTCTTGCAGGGCTGTCGGCTTGTTGTCCCCAGCCTTGGCTTCGACCGCGATGAACCGCCCACCCGAGCAGATAAGGAAGTCAGGCACGCCAGAGTTGCCGTAGCCTGTGCCGATCGGCATGGCGTAGTACGCGCCAGCGTCATCGAGCATCTTCTTGATCTTTTGTTTTACTGCGCTTTCGGGAGTTCTCGCCATGTCTGTCCTTTTTGAAAAGTGTTGTGGGTTTTCCAACGCCACCACGCAAGGTGTTTACTGATCCCTACATGTGCGGCGCACTCGACAAGTGTGCCAACAAAAGAACCGTCTGTGTAGATGCGGGTGGTGGTTTTATTCTTTTGCTGTTCACTGCGGGTTGCCCAGCAACAGTTGCTTGGCTTGTAGTCCCCATCGGTGTCTTTTCGTTCAAGACTGTGTTCGCTTGATGGTCTGTACCCCATGTCAGAAATAAAGTTCTCGTACTTCATCCATCGTTTGCAGACTTTTATCCCGCGCCCGCCATAGTAGTGAAACTGTTTGTTCCTTGGATTCGTGCATCGCGCAATCATGGTGCGCCACACATAGTGTTCCGGCTGTTCTTTGCCGCCAGAATAGCCGCCGTGCTTGTAGCGGGCGGCCATCCATCGTTCTCTCTGTTCGGGGGTCATGAGTTACTCCTGAGTCACAGTAAAAATTTTACCATGGTTCAGGCATCCTTGCCATCTTGTATTTCCTCCAACTTTTGCATGTAGTGGCGGGCTTTGCCAGCATCATCAGTGCCGTCCTTGCGCCCGGCCCGGAGGGAATATTTGATCACATTGCCCTTCAAGAAGCCAATGAATTCTTCTCGGGTTAACACCGCCTCCATGATGTGCCATGGTTGGATCGGCATGTCCTTGTAGTGATTTCCGCTTACTTGGATGTCGTCTGCTTTGGTCATAGTAGGGCCTCGCTTTCGTCAGGTTGTTGGGGTTGTCGTCGTTGGCGTTTGTTGAGTTGTCTCAGGGCTTCGCCTGTCGCCCGCTGGAAGGGGTTCCACTCGTTCCATCGAATCGTGACCGCTTTGGTCTTGGCTCGGTGAGCACCACCTCCTTGGTCTTGAAGGTGTGCATGTTGTAGCACTCCCTCGTCCTGATGTAGTGACCGTCCACGAACCGAGTCAGCATCACGTCGCTCGTCGCCTTGCACAGCGGGCAAGGCATCCCTGTTGTCTTGGGCATCATCCATACTTTCTGCTTCGCCCACCGGTTTTGCGTGATGCGCCTTTGCTGACGCCCCAGTCGGTGGCTTGGTTTCGGTTGTTGTAGTCAAGCGTTCTCATGCCCATGCGCTTGCGGTTGGTGTTGAGCCTTTGTATTTCTCTGCGCATCTCTTTGTCCGCGTTTGTCTTGAACGCCGTCTCCAGCGTATCGTACTTGGATGCAGACAGTTTCTTGAGCAAGACCACATCTTTCTCGGGGGGTTTGTCCCAAAGCCAGTCGTTGATCTTGGGCAGGTACTGTGCGGTGAATATCCGAACCCCTGTGCTTGTCGGTATCCCGTAGCGTGGCATGCGCAACAACTCAGACTCGCTGGTCTTTTTGCCAGTGATAGAGTAGAACATGGAAAACAAGTCGTGGATCGTGCCCATCTTGCGCCATGTCTTGATGAGACAGGCGTCCCAGTATTCTTGGGGTGTGCTCATTTCTTCACCTCCAACAATTCAATCATGGACTCACCCATCACCATGCTGTGATTGGCGTTTTCGTTTATGGCTTTTTCAATAGCCAGACGGAGTGTCTCCAGCCTGTCCGTCTCAAACTTGTGGTTGATTGCCACATCAACCCTGAACTTCAATTCGCACAGTCCAATTGTTTCAAACTTCATTTCTTTCTCCTGTGTATGCGGTTAAACGCCTCGGTTGTGCCGAGGTCTGACTTCTCGTTGATGAAGATCGTGCCTGTGTTGATGCCTTTGGCGTAGACCTTCTGCAACCCTTGGGTCGAGTGCTGGGACTGCGACTTGCCATTGAGCGATCTGAACGCCCTGTCGTTGGCGATGATGCTGGGCTTGCCTTTCCAATCAAACGGGCTTGTCATCCGTTCTTCTCCTTGAGTTTGGCTTCTATGGCTTGAATGATTCCACTGATGATTGCCCTCAAAATTATTATGAACAATCCAATACCAACGCCAATTAGTAGAGACATCAAGTCACTCATTAACATCATCGTTCTCCAAGCTGTCGTTAATCAGTTGTTGCTTAACCAAATCCAAACAACCAATGACGGTAGCCAAATATAAGGACTCATCGTATTTGTGAATCAGTGTTAGCAACTCGTCCACCAAGCCGCCAGCCACTTTACCTTGATTTAAATTCACGTGTTCTTCTCCTTGAGTTTGGCCTCTGCCCAGTTAACACCTTCTAACCATTCAGGACGACCAAATTTGTCATCAGGCATATCTTTAAGTGTCAACCCATGCCACGACTTCTTGCCCATAAAGTGATGCCAACTTTTGGGGTTGGGAATCATGGCGTTTCTGGCTGAAAGCAATGCGTCAATCCAGTTGGCAAGCGCTTCCAGTTTTTCATCTCTGCTCAATGATAGGTAATCCTCGCCAAGTTTCACATCGCCTTGGTTCCATTTTGGCGTGTACATGAGTTTGCCAATTTGTTTGCGACGCTTCATGTGTTCTTCTCCTTTAATTTGGCTTCGATGGCTTGGGCAAATGGTGTTGCATCGCCGTCAAACCAAATAATTCCTGTTTCTTCATCGTCATTTAGGAATGTGGCCTGCCCGTTTTCAACAGCCAGTTTTTCAATGTCCTCATCCGTCAGCCCAACCCATTCACGCTTGGGTGGGTGGGTGTAGAGGGGCTGGCAGTCATCGCAAGATGCTTTTTCAAAGTATTCCCAACCACCATTTTCTTCACCCATGTCATGTCGCCACGCCACAGGCTCTTGTTTCTCTGCGTCTGCGATGGCTTGGCGTAGGGTGGTGATGGCAGACTCTGTTTTTTTCCTTAGTGCTTTACCAATCATGGTGTCCGTGGAGAACCAAACAAGATTTTCTTCCAAAACCTCTAATACCTGTTTCATTGCGTCAATCATCTCAACCCCCAAAGATTTTGCGCAACTCATCGTACAGCGCACGGGCCTGCATGACTGAGAGCGTGTTGAGGAACGCCTTGGGGTCGAACACATCCACACCCAGCACCCCAGTATCGACCTTGAGCGC